CTATGGCTGGTTCTAAGAGCCGCTTCCTTGGCTCTGCGGTCCTTGAAGGTCTTGGGGCTGGGGCGAAAGCTTATGGCGACGTTGCAGCGCAGCAGGCTGGGATTGAAAGCACTCAGGCTACTACGAAAGGCACTGAGGCCCTTACTCAAGGTTATCTTACAAACAACATGCAGAAAGCCATTCAAAATGTTCCGGGTCTTGGACCAGTTTATTGGGTCATTGACCCGAAAACTAATAAACCTACCCCTCTCACTTTTGCTGAACACAATAGGCGTGTTCAAGCCGGTGAGCAATTCCAATACATAAATGCGGCTCCGGGTTCTGGCGGTAATGTGGCATCCGATACTACAAATGCAGGTGCTGGTGTAACTGGCGGCCCCGTATCTGGCAATGTTGGCGCACAACCAAGCCCTCCACCATTGCAGGCAAGTGTTAAGTATGGAGATCTCAGCAAATCAGCCGCGCTTGCTGATGCGCCGGGCGCTCGAAGCGGAAATTTTGATACGGATCGGTCTGAGGGCGCTTCTTATATGAAAGACGTGAGGACGAATGCGCAATCTGCCCGTGCTATTAGCCCTTACACAAAAGAACTTGGAAATGTGTTGGTGAAAACTAATCAAGACGGGTCCATTTTGGGTGCGCCGGGTTTTGCATTTGATAGTCGCGCGGGAACCGCTGCATTCTTAAATCTTCTTAGCCGTGCTGCTTTAGGAAATGATCATTATTTTTCTGGAGCTGAAGAGCAAAACGACTTGGCTAAAAAAATTACAAATCTTCAAGGAGCGTTGCGGGCAGCTTCTGGCGGCCAGCATAGCTATGCAGCTCTCTCTACCTTTGGAGATGTTCAGCCTGACCCATCTAAAGCCCCTGAAGCTTCTGCTGATATTTTGGCGCAGCTCATGGTTGACCAGAAAAAGGCCAAAGATGTTGAGCAGCATGCTTTAAAATATTACGGTGACTCCAATGGCGGCAGCATGTACGGACATGCAATTGCTTTTGAACGCGAGAACCCTGATGAAAATTATATGAACCAAAAAAATCAAATTAGAAAAATGATATTAAGCTCGTTGAACCCCGCCAATCAGGGGAAAGCTAGTGCATTCTCCTTGTTAGCTAATGGGCAGGTTAACCAAAAAGATGCTGCTAAAGATTTGGCAAAACTTGGGTACGATCCTAGCCTGATTAACTATTTCTACACGGGGCAATGAGATGGCAAACACTTTAAGCCTTATGGACTCTGATATAGCGCCTTCTGGCGGATTGCAGGACACCGACCTTTCTGGCGGTCGCCAATCTTTGTTGCAATCTGACATTTCTCCTGTTGCGCCTAAATCACCCGCATCTGCAAAAGATGCGGACATCTCAAACATGCCTTGGTCTCAATACATCGGCGGCGCACTTGGTAATGTGCCGTCAGATGTTGGTGCCGCCGCTTCGAACCTCATCGAGCCATTCAAACACCCTACGGAAACTATGCAGGCCTTGGGTGCTGTTGGCACCGGCCTGTACTCTAAAGCTACTGGCGCTCTCGGGGCTACCCAAGACCCAAAGCAAAAAGCAAAAGATGAGGCAGCTATTGATGCTGTAGGAAAGCATCTCAGCGATCAATATGGGTCCAAAGATGCTTTCATGAAATCATTCTATCAGCGTCCTGTTCAGACGTTGATGGACATCTCTGCGCCTTTTACGCTTGGTGAAACTGCTCTTGCCCGCGCTCCCGGCATTATTGGTGACATTGGCGTGGCAGCGGGGAAAGTTGGAGCTGTCACCGATCCTGTCAACATTGCGTTGAAGACGGGAGAAGTTGCATCTAAAGGATTGACTGCCGCCACCGCGCTGCCTTTGTGGATGAAGTCTGGCGCAAGCATGGAAGCTCTTCAGCAGGCCGCAAAAGCGGGTCGTACCTCCGACCCTGCATTCTGGGACCACTTTATGGGTGGGGCGCAGCCGGAAGTCCTTGCCGATAAGGTTCAAAATGCGATTAGCCAAGCCGCTCAAAATAGAAGTCAGGCTTATAAAACCTCTATGGCTGATCAATCAAAGTTAACAGATCCATTATCTTACGATTTGATCGACAAGGCTGTCGGTAACGCTCGTGCATCCAATACAAGTGTCGGCGGCTTTCCCGTGAAGCAGGGCATCAATGATGCTTTGGAAAAAGTTGAAACTGTAATCAATCAATATAAGACACAGCCAAATGCTTTGGGTGCGCACAGCATCACAGATATGGACAACCTGAAAAAAAGTTTAGATGAAATCCGCGCATCATATCCGCCCGGAAGCCCAGAAGCTGCTGTTGTTACTCAAGCTAGAAAAGCTGTGTACGACACGATTGAAGCCAAAGACAGCGGCTATGCCCAAATTATGCAGGATTATGGTGACGCAAGTGATCAGCTTCGCGACTTCAGAAGCATAGCGGGTAAAGCTAATGCGCCGACAGCGTCGACCGTTAAAAGACTGATCCAAGCACAAAACAAAGGATACACCAAAAACTTGCTAGACCAGCTTGCTGAAATTGACCCTTCTATCCCGGCTCGTATTTCTGGAACTGAACTTAATGAGCTAATGCCAATCGGCTTGCGCGGAACTCTTGGATCATTGACTACGCAAGTTGGTCTTTCGGGTGCTCTTGGGTCTATTTTCCATCCTGTAGCCTTGGCGCAAATAGCAGCTTCGTCACCGCGCGTCGCTGGTGGTTTGCAATACACAATGGGTGCTTTAACAGGCCGCCCGATTACCTATGCTCAAAAGGCAGCGGAGGCGGTCCCCGGATCTGTCCGTGCCCCGTTATACGAAGCGGGCAAACTTGAAGCGCAGCAGAACCCCAATCAGAGGTATGCTGGCGGTCGCGTTGGTCGCGCTACTGGCGGTCGCGCCGGGGGTGTCACCACAGCCGACATGCTGATTGCGGCTGCCGAGCGCGCTAAGAAAAACAACGGCAAGGCTACCGAAGCCCTGCTCCATCAGCCAGACGAGGTCATCACTCATGCTCTGGCTATCGCCAATAAACGGAACTGAGGGCTGACCAATGGCTTCTTCCTACACAGCGAACAAGGATCTCGAAAAGCCCGGCAATGGTGACTATGTCGATACTTGGAACGTCCCCGTAAACGGCGACTTAAATGTCCTCGACTATGCGTTGGGATACGCAATCACATTTAACGCGACGGCTGGTTCTCAAGCGCTAGGCTCATACGATCATTCTACAAAGGTGCTTGCTACTTACAGCTATGTACCTCTCATCATCAATGTCACGGGCGCAATCTCGGCAAACGTCACTTACACCATTCCTTCTGGCGTTGGCGGTCAATGGATTGTCTACAACCAAACAACTGATGCTACTGGCGGTCCTTGGACGATCACATTTGCTTCCGGCGGCGGCGGGTTATCGCAAACCATTTCCCGCCTTTCTCCTACGGTAATTTATTCAGACGGAGCAAACATTCGCGCGGTGACGCAGCCTGTTCCCGGCTCTAATACGCAACTCATCTTCAACAACAGTGGGGCCTTCGGTGCATCTTCCGGGATGACGTGGAATGGCACTACGATGACCGCCAATGCAATATCATCGACAACCACTTTGGCGGCTACAACGAATATCACTGCGGGCGGCACTATCACCGCTACCGGAAATATCACCGCCTTCTCAGATCGCAGCCTGAAGCGAGATATTCAAACTATCGAGCATGCGCTTGAACTTGTTGGAAAAATGCGCGGCGTGACGTTTGAAATGATCAATACCGGCCAATTGGGAATTGGCGTTGTTGCGCAAGAAATGCTTGAGGTTGTGCCGCAGGCAGTGCAGGACAACAATGGTATCTTATCAGTCGCATATGGAAATTTGGTAGGCGTCTTGATCGAAGCTGTTAAAGAACTAAAAGCCCGCATCGAGGTTTTGGAGGGCAAATAATGACACTTCCCACTGGCCCCCTCAGCTTTTCAGACATTAACACGGAGCTTGGCTTGCAGGCAACCGCGCCGTTGTCGCTGGACGCCAATCTAGTGCGTCTGGTAGCCTCCGTGGGCGGCACAGGTGTTCAAACGACATCGGGGACACCCATCGCCCTTAATCAACTTCAGGGCCATGCCTATGGAACATATCAAAATAATTCGACGGTTGCCGACATCAATCTTGTGTCCGTCTTCACGTCCGCTGGACACTATGCCGCCGGGAAGACATACGGGGCGGTAGTTCTCGGCGGGAGTTCCGTCATTGGATCATCCAGCGTAGGGTCTTACGGACTTACTATTCAAGCGACTAGCGGCGATCTCTTTGCCATCCAAAATGCTGGATACATTGTCGGCGCTGGCGGTTCTGGCGGTGCCGGAGGCAGCTCCTATCAGGGGGGCTTTGGCGGTCAGGGTGGCGGTCCGGCCCTTTATGCAAATAGTACGGGCTCTGCGTTCCTTCAGCTCCAAAACTCGGGCGTTATTGGCGGCGGTGGCTACGGCGGGTCCGGCGGGTCTTATGGTCAGGACAACCAGAGCCAGCACCATTATCCCGGCGGCGGCGGCGGCGGCGGTGGCGGCGCAGGATATGGCGGCGGCGCTGGTGGTCCGGGCGGTACGGGCGTTTATTACGGAAATGCAGGCGGCCCCGGTTCATTAACTTCTGGCGGATACGGGGGCTCCGCAAGCCCCGGCCAGTACGGCCAATATGGCGGCGGTCTTGGGAATGGGAACGCAGTCGTTGGTATCAACTATGTTGTTGGTGGCGCTGTTGGCGGGACAACATATGGTGGTATAGTGAATAGCTAATCGAGGGGGATCAGCTATGCAGTGGTTTGAGGATGTCCTCAGTGAGGATGACTATGCTCGTGTTGTTGATAAAACACTTCACGGCGACGAATGGCGGTTTACCGGATTTAGCAATCTGAGCCATCAATTCACCATGTGGTTCATGGACCTTCAGAACGAAAAATTCTTCTGCGAGACGTTCTTGCGCAAGATTGAAGAGCTTGCCGAAAAGTCGTTCATAATTGATCGTGTCTACGCGAACGGTCAGACGCATGGGATACCCGGTGATTTTCACCGCGACACGGACCTTGATACATATCAGCCAGAACTTTATTACACCTTCGTCTACTACGTTAACCCCGAATGGGACGTTCGATGGGGTGGTCAGACTGTTATTGTGGCCGAGGATGGAAGGTTGGACACAATCTACCCCAAGCGCAATTGCGGCGTCCTCTTCAACAGCACCCTACTACACTTTGGCGATGAGCCGTCCCGCCACTGCAAAGATCTACGGGTTACAATCGCTTTCAAACTAAAGGAGATCCAATAATGGAAATCCTAGAAACAGCTCATCCTTACTATTTGCTTGTCCGCAATTTTTACACGCCAGACGAGTTGGAGCTAATCCAACAAGAACTGGCGTTTCTCAACCACAAACACAAGATGCGGTCGCCAGAAAGCACTGGTCAGCAAAACCCTATGATGAAGAAGAACAAAGGGATCTTCCTCGACGAGGTCTATGCCAATCGAGGCATGTCTAACATTTTAAAGATCAACAGGAAGGTCTTCTCTGCGCCTGTCTTCAAAGCATTCGCGGAAAAGCACATCCTTAATCGCAGCGTCTTTTCGGCTAACAAAGACACCACGCTTGTTAGTTATTACGAGACCTCTGATCACTACAAGCCTCATGCGGACAATGCGCTTGTGACTGCGCTTTCATGGCACTTCTTTCAGCCTCAGCAATTTACCGGCGGCGATCTTGTTTTTACGGATCTTGATGAGACGATCTTGGTCGAGAACAATATGCTGCTGATGTTTCATTCATGCTTGAGGCACGGCGTGACACCAGTCAAATTGCGGGATGGTGTAGAGGCTGACAAGGGCATGGGGCGCTACTGCCTCAGCAACTTTATGAATATATCCTAACGAAAGGCCCCAGCCTGACCGAACAGGCTGGGGCAAGTATCGAACAAATCACGAAGGG